TCGAAAATGAATGATGAATGGGTAATGGAGATAGGCAGGAGTAGCATTAGGGCTTTGCCTTTGGGTGATGGTGAAAAATTGCGGGGTTTCCGATTCCAAAGAATAATCGTTGATGAATTATTGTTAATGCCTGAAAAAATTTATAATGAGGTATTGATGCCTTTCCTGTCTGTAGTCGAAAACCCCACTGAGAGGCAAGAGGTCTATGATTTAGAAACCAAAATGATCGAGCAGGGTAAAATGGAAGAAGAGGAGCGAAAGCGTTGGCCAAACAACAAAATTATTGGTTTATCATCTGCATCGTATAAATTCGAATACCTCTACAAAATATATCAACAGTATGAGGCTTTGATTCTAAATGAGAATAAACAGGATGGAGCGCACAGGACAATTATGCATTTTAGTTATGATTGCGCCCCACAACAACTATATGATCAGAACTTAATTAATCAATCCCGCTCTACCATGAGCGATGCTCAGTTCGCTAGGGAATTTGGGGCTATATTCACCGATGATAGCGCTGGATACTTTAAGGTGAGCAAAATGGCGGCTTGTACCATACCAGATGGAGAAGGGCAATCTGTCGAAGTCGTAGGAAGCCGTAAAGACGAATATATCTTGTCTTTTGACCCGTCTTGGTCTGAAAGTGAAAGTTCTGACGATTTCGCTATGTTGTTAATTAAAATCAACAGAGAATCTAAGAAGGGGATAATAGTCCACAGCTATGCTTTATCGGGAGCCAACTTAAAAACACATATTAAGTATATGGCTTATATTCTCACCCACTTTAATATATCAGCTATAGTAGGGGATTACAATGGAGGTGTCCAATTCATCAGCTCTTGTAATGAGAGTGAGATATTCAAAAGCAAAAATTTAAATCTAGGAATAATTGAAGCTGATTTAGATAAATCTAAAGATTACGATAGAAACTTAGGTAGGCTCAAAAATCAATACAATAAATCAGACAGAAAATTTGTTTTCCTGAGAAAGCCCACTTCGTCTTGGATCAGGTTAGCTAATGAGTCCTTGCAATCCTCTTTCGATCATAAGCGTATATTTTTTGCAGGAGCTGCTATGAATGATGATTATAACAATCAAAGAAAATCTAGAGTCCCTATAGAAGAACTAAAGTTCTTAAAGAATGACACTGATGAAAAAGGAGCAAAAGGTGCGAGGATGATCGATTTTGTTGAACATCAAAAAGACATGATGGATTTAATCAAAGTCCAATGTGCCATGGTCCAAATCACCACCTCTTCTCAAGGGACTCAAAGTTTTGATCTACCGCGCAACTTAAGGAGGCAAACTGGAGCTAATAAAGCCCGTAAAGATTCTTATTCTGCCTTGGTCTTAGGTAACTGGATGATGAACGTATTCTATGATATGGAATCAGACGATATCTCAGATCGGCAAAATACTTTCGTCCCAATGTTCATTTCTTGACTTTTAGAAGTTGAAAGTTAACTTTGAGGTGTAAGATAATTTGTATCTTATGTCGAAACGAAAATATACTAAAAGCTCTGAATATTGGAAGAAGTTTAACATTTCAGATCACCCATCAGACGCTAGCGTTAATAGCGAAGAACCTACTCCTGAATTACTAGGAGAACCTTTTTATACTTCTGACGCATCCTATAAAGAAGTATCTCAAGCTAGGCGGCAGGGGGCATCGACCAGTGGATTCTCAGGGACTAGGACTAATCGAGCCGCTTACACAAATTTACATAATCGTTATTCAAGTATACGTGCAGGTTTATTACCATATGAATATTCTTCAGAAGGAATAACTTGTCGGGATGCTATTGAATTATGTCAGAAGGCTTATTGCAATGTAGCGGTATTTAGGAATGCTATAGATATTATGTCAGAGTTTACGAACACTGATATTTATTTAGATGGCGGCTCAAAAAAGAGTAGAGAGTTCTTTTATGAATGGTTTAAAAGAGTTAATATCATTGCTTTAAAAGATCAATACTTCAGGGAGTATTATCGCAGCGGGAATGTCTTTCTTTATAGGATCGATGGTAAATTTAAAATTGATGATTACGCTAGGCTTATGAATCAAGTGGGGACTATTGGTGATTCCACTAATAAAATTCCTCTTAAATATATTCTACTAAATCCTTATGATGTCATCGCTAAAAGAGCGACTACTTTTAACTATGGCGGGGTTTATCAAAAAGTCTTGTCTGAATATGAGTTGGCTCGATTAGCTAATCCAGAAACAGACGAGGACATGGCTATATATGAAGCTCTAGACGATGGGATTAAAGATTCCATACAAAAAGGCTCTTTTACTAATAAAGGTATCAGTATAGACTTAGATCCTAAAAGGCTTTCGTATTCTTTTTATAAAAAACAAGATTATGAACCTTTTGCTATCCCGTTTGGCTTCCCAGTGTTGGATGATATCAATGCGAAGCTTGAATTGAAAAAAATGGATCAATCCATTACCCGAACAGTAGAAAATGTAATATTGCTTATCACTATGGGGGCAGACCCTGAAAAGGGAGGAGTCAACCCTAATAACATGACTGCTATGCAAAATCTTTTCAAAAATGAGAGTGTAGGGCGCGTTCTCGTTTCCGACTATACCACTAAAGCAGAATTTATTATACCTGAATTAAATTTAGTTCTTGGACCAGAAAAGTATCAGATACTTAACGACGATATTAGGCAAGGACTACAAAATATTGTAGTTGGGGAAGAGAAATTTAGCTCGACCCAAGTTAAAGCCCAAATTTTCATCGATAGACTCCAAGAGTCCCGTTATGGATTCTTGAATGATTTCTTGAACAAAGAAATAAAAAGGATAGCGAAAAGCTTGGGATTCCGATCTTGGCCTGAAGCTAAAATGAAAGACATCGATATGAGGGATGAAGTCCAGCTTATGAGAGCTTCGACTCGACTTATGGAATTAGGTATCGTTACCCCGAAGCAGGGGATGGAAATGTTCGAAAATGGAAAATTCCCAGATCCTAATGAATTAGAGTCGGCTCAGAAAGAATTTCTTAAGGAGCGCGAGAAAGGACACTTCAACCCCTTGGTTGGTGGAGTCCCCGTCTTTGACCCCTTGGGTAAACCATCGGGACCGAGAAAAGAAAGTGGTAGGCCAGAAGGCACTACAGGTATACCTTTAGCTAATGGGACTTATTCTAGAGCTAATATCCAAAAGACTATATATTCTATAGATAGTTTTATTCATGAATCTAAAGAAAAAATGGCTTCTCATTTAAAAGTAAAAGAGCTTAGCGAAGCGCAAGAGAGTACGCTTTCTACTCTATGCGAATCTATTGTCTGTTCACAGGATAAAGAATCTTGGGATGAAACTCTTGAATCGTGTGTAAAAGATTTTAATAAGATAGAGGACTTAGGTACTTTACGGGAAGTTTTAGATATATCATCAGAACATTCTTTAGAGGCTTATCCAGCAGCAATTTTATACCATAGTTATGAAAAATAATTTTACATATAAAGAAAACGGCATCGAAGTCGATATCTCTGAAGCGATGCGCTGCGGAGATGAAACAAAAGAAAGTCAATCTAAAAAGAAAGACTATTCTAGTTATGGCTCCCCAGATATAGCTAAACACTACTTTAAGTCTAAGGACGATGCCATGGCAGATGCTAAGAGAATGGGTCTTTCTGGTGTCCACTCTCATAAAGATGAAGATGGCAAAGTCGTATATATGGCTGGTCCCGATCATGAATCGTTTATGAAAAAGCATAAAGAGGTGAATAAGAAATCAGAATCTGCTATGTCGCCAAAACGAAAAGCTGCTCTTGATAAAAACAAAGATGGTAAGGTCACCAAGGAGGACTTCGAACTGTTGCGTAAAAAAGGTAAAAAATCAGAAAGTATGGATAAAAAACAATACGATAAGATCGATAAAAAAGAACTCAAGCAAGACTCTAAAAAAGAAAAGGCCCAGCATGAGAAAGATGCTATCGAAGATGACAAGAGCAAAATTAAAAAACTAAAAAAAGGCGCTCCATCTGAAAAGAAAGACGCTGAGAAAAAAGATCTTAAAAAAGATATTAAATACGACAAGAAGTCCGCGAAGAGTTATGCTCAACTGTTGATAGATATCGCCGCAGAAAGATTTGGAGGAAAAAAACGCGGTGCATTAAAAGATAGCGATTTTCTTGACCCCAAAAGGCGTTCGTTTCCAGTTATGTCTGCACAAGACGTAAAAGACGCAGTAAGTAGCTGGGGAAGATATAAGGGGTCGATGAGCTTTGATCAATTCAAAGCCAAACTAATCCGTAGAGCAAAAAAAATTGGGGCTGAAAACGCCCTCCCTAAAAGCTGGGCAGAAAAAAAGTGATGGATTACAAATACACTGCGACTTTCGAAGCCCCGCTGTTATCTTGTGAGATAAATTCAGCTTCGTTAATTTCTAAGGCTTCTTTGAAAAACTTAGAGCCTCTTATTCCAAAAGAGATAGATTACAACGAAAATGTAGATCTCATGGGTGTAGCTTTCAATGCTGCCGTTATAAACCAATTCAATAAGAATGGTGACGGTATGGATTCAGCTACTGCCGTTAAGTATGCTAATAATTTTATTCATAAGCCCACGAATATCGAGCATGACAAACAAAAAGTAGTAGGGCATATAGTTTCTGCTGGTTATAGTGATTATAAATCCAGTGAGCTTATAGAAGAAGATCGGGCTGCTTCTATGAAAGAACCTTTTAATATAGCTTTGGGGGCTGTTTTATATAAGACGATTAATTCTAATTTTACTAACTTAGTCGAGAAGTCTTTAGACCCCGACAGTAATCAATACCAAAAAGTTTCTGCTAGTTGGGAAGTAGGTTTCAATGATTATGTTTTAGCTGTAGGCAGTGACCTATTGAGCGAGTCAAGAATTATTTCTGACCCTGAAGAAATAGAAGAGATGGAAGGTTTTTTACGGAGCTATGGAGGAAATGGGAAAACCGATAAAGGAGAAACTATTAATAGGCTAATAAAAGGTGACATTTACCCATTAGGTATTGCTTATACTTTGAATCCAGCTGCTGATGTGAAAGGTTTATATTCACCTTCTGAAGAAACTACACAAGTTTTTATATCCGATAAACGGGATAAAATTTCACAAAATAGGAATTTAAATGTAAACAACGAAAAGAACATTATCGATATGGAACTTGAAAACACTCTAAATGAACTAAAGGATCTTCTTAGTGAGAAGAAATTCTCAAAAGAAGCAGTAGCTTCTATGACTGATACCTTTGCTGATGCAATCCGTCAACGGGACGAACAATACCGTAAGGATCTTGATGCAGAGCGGTTGGCCAAAGAAACGAAAATCAAAGAATACGAAGCCCTCAAAACTTCTGTTGCAGAACTAGAAGCTAAACTTGGCACAGCTAGTGAGCAAATCGGTTCTTTCGAGAACGAAAAGAAAGCTGAAGAAGCAGTCGCTTCGTTCAACACTCGTATGGATCAGATTGACGAGAAATTCGAACTTGATGACCAAGATCGTGAATTCCTCGCTTCTGAGCTTAAAGATTTGGGAGACGAAACCTCTTATGAGGCATTTGCTTCCAAACTTGATATCCTTTGGAAGACTAAGGACAAAGAAGTCCAAAAAGAGTTCAACTCTCAGATTCAAGCCCGTATCGATGCAGAGGTGGCTAAAAAACTTTCAACTGCTTCTACTGAAGAAGTCGAAATTGGAGAAGCTCTCGACGCTGCTGAAACAGTAGATACAGAGGTTTCCAATACTAATGAAGCTGTTGCTTCTCATGAACCATCATTACGCGATAAGTTTAAATCAGCTTTTTCTCGCGAAAATATCCAAATTTCTTAGAAAAAAAAACAAAAATAGATTATGGCATTACGAATTCTACCATTCAGACAATATTCTGACCACGATGTTGTGAACATGTACGCTGTTGTCAGCGCCGATGTTCTCACTAGCACTACCGACACAGGAGCTGGCGATGCTGGCGTTTTCGTGAAGGTATCAGACGGTAACTTTGATAACGATCCTGTAACATACCAAACGAACAGCTACTTGGGTAAAACCGATTATCCTTTCGTTGGTACTACAGATATGTATCCTGAAGTTAATCTCAAGATCACAGGTTCCAC